ACACGCCCTGCCAGGGCACCGGCCGCCAGCGGTTGTCGAAGATCACGCCGCCAATCGTTTGCGGATCGTGGTAGTTGAGCCGCGCTTCGACGCTGTATGCACGGCTTTTGCCGCTTCCAGACGGAACAGCCCCGGCGTTGTCGATCGGCGTTGAGTTCCTGGGTTTCATTTAACCTCCCTGTTGTCTGCCCCTCAGTTGCCGAATAGTCGGCGTCTGATATCGGCCCTGTAGCCCCATCGTCGCAAGAAGCGTCGCAGAAACTCCAATGGATTGACCCAACCCGGCATCGTCGTCACGCCGCCTGAGTCGAATCCTCCGGCCTCGGGCTCCCCGTCACCGGATTATCCGCAAGATAGGCCAATCGGGTTTCGTGGAGGTCCGTGACCGTCACGGCGCCATCGGTCGCCGCGCGGATTTTTTCAATGGTGTCCGCCTCGGGCATGCGCTCGCCCCTGCAGTAACGGCGTACCGCCATTCCCGTCAGACCGATCCGCCTGCCGAATTCTTCGCCCGAGATTTTGTGTTCTGTGAGGTAGCTATCGAGTGTCATGCACGGCAATCAACCAGAATGTCTTCGATTTGTCAACCGCCACGGTGCCGATGTTTCACATGAAACAACCGTTTCGTCGTTTTCTAGTTGACAGCGATGCACCGCCGTGGTTGATTGCTGAAATCACCTGACGGAGTAGCGATGTTCACCTTCACCCCGCCCGCCAGCCGCAAGGCTGCGAATTTCCTTGAGCGAAGCGCCAAACATCTGCGCAGTTTGCCGGCGCATGAACGCAAGACCTGGTTTGAGCATTGGACGCCGAAGGTCGCCGACATGCCGCTCGGCGATGGCGTCACCGCCGCCGACAAGAGCCTGGTCATCCTCACGGTCGACCGCTGGGCAGCCGAGGCCGAGGCCATGGTCCGCCCGCTCGCCGTCGCCACCTGCGACCGGGGGCCGGATGTCGAGCGCTTGGTGCCCCGGCAGTTCCCGGAGGACCGGCGATGATCAGCAAAGCCAAGCGCGCCACCGCCCTCGAGAAGGCCATCAAGAAATGGCAGGGGATTGTTGACGGCACGGTGGCCGACGAGGGCGTAATCAATTGCGCGCTTTGCCAGATGTTCATCAGAAAAGAATGCTACGGCTGTCCGGTGTCTCATGCGACAGGCCGTCCATACTGCGCTGGCAGTCCATATGATCAATGGGAGAAAGCCACTCCCGGACAATACTTTGCCACCACGCCAAAATTGAAGCGCTTGGCCCGCAAGATGCTGCGCTTCCTCGAAGGTCTGCGCACATGACCTTCCGCGTCATCGTCATCGCGAAGAACAGGGATTTCCCACCACTGGGCGGAAGCCTGGGGGCGGGGATGGCCGATGCCGCCGCGGCCTTGTGCCGGCGGTCAATCAAGGAGTCCCAGGCAAGACAATTCACTGCAGATCCTGTTCGCAAGGCGGCTGGCCATACCCCCAGTTCCCCGGCCAGCCGCCGCTTTCGGGAGCGGGCACATGACTGACGACGCGCCGGGAAGAATGACGATGGCAACCGGTCGTCACAGCGAAATCGAGGCCACTCTTTCTGGCAAGACCTACAAGCTTTGTCTGACCCTTGGGGCGCTCGCCGAAATCGAGGGCGCCTATGGCGGCGAGGACTTGATTGCCATCGCCGAACGTTTTGAGACCGGCAGCATCAGAGCCACGGACGCCATCCGGCTGATCGGCGCGGGACTGAGAGGCGGTGGCAACGTCATTAGCGATGACGAGGTGGCGGCGATGACCGTCGATGGCGGCGCTACCGGCTATCTTGAGATCGTAGTGCGCTTGCTGAAGGCGACTTTTCAAGAGGTGAATGTCAACACTGCATCTGGTTTTCCACTGCAACAACTTGCCAACGACGGCGGTCGGATGACGCCCGAAAGCTTCGGGGAGCAGTCATGAACCGGTTCACCGATATCGCCGCAGCGTCCATCACCGTCTTGTTCGGGCTGTTGCTCATGACCGCGCTGATCGTAACGATGCTGTCGATCATGGCGCTGCCGGTGCTGATCGCGCTCCGGCTGCTGCATCTGCTGTAGGAGGAAAGCATGACTGACAAATGGAAAGCCTTACGCGAGGCCGAGGCGAAGGCGACAAAGGGGCCTTGGATTGCGAACGAAAGAAGTCAGTACGTAACTGGGGCAAACGATTTTTATGTGGCTGCCACTTACCCTGACTACGGGAAGTACAGAAATGCCACCTTCATCGCCCTCTCCCGCAACTCGACACCCGCCTTCTCGCCGAGAACGACAGGCCGAAAAGCGCCCTCCAGAGAATTGCGTGCGGCAACTGTTTCCCTGTCGAACTCGCCCGTGAAGCCCTCAAGGAGGCTGAGAAATGAGTGATATTGTCTATCGGCTGAGATATGCCGACCAACAGATTGATCGGGGCAACCTTGGAGTTGTCAAGGCGCTATGTTGGGAGGCTCATCTTGAGATAGGACGCCTCCGTGCTGAATTGGCAGAGGCACGTAATGAGGCGTCCGAACTCGCCAAGTTCACACCATTTAGTCGTGGCCATCCCGGCGGTGATCCCAAGACATTCGTCGATTCAGTCAGAGCGGCGAGGGCCGCAATATCGGCGTACGCAGGCATCCTCGCCCTCAAGGAGCCAAAGCCATGAGTGAGAAAACACGGACAATAGCTACAATCCCAACAATTGGATTTGGGTCATTCATGGCCGGACAAGAGATGGTGAATCTATCGGGCTACCCCTTTTCCGGAACGTACCGTGGCAGCATCTGGACAACGAAGGGGAGCCAAAGCCATGACTGACTGGGCAGATGAATTAGCATCTCGATTGTACTCTTCACATCCGTCAGAGATGCTGAGGAACATTGCCACCGCTCTCCGCAAGGCCAGCGAGGAAGGCGAGAAGCGAGGAAGGGCAAAGGGGCTGCGGGAGGCAAGCTACAAATGTGATACGATTTTTTATCTTGGTGACATTATCGAGACTAACATTGGCGTCAAACTCAGAGATCAGGCCGACGCTATTGAGAAGGGTGAGGCCATCCCATGATCAGCCCAATCCGCTGGAAGCCCGGGATGGTAATCAGCGAGCCTGGTTTCTACATGATCCCGGCCAAGGATTACCACGCCGATCCTTGCCCTGATCCGTCCCTCTCCGGCTCGATCGCCGTCCCGCTCGTACATCGTTCGCCGCACCATGCGTGGTGGAATCATCCGCGGTTGAACCCGGAATTCGAACGCGAGGAGTCCTCGCGTCTGGACCTCGGTTCGGTTGCTCATGCCCTGTTGCTCAAGGCCGGCGCCGAAATCGAGGTTGTTCTCGCCGACGACTACCGAACCAAGGCGGCGCAGCAGGCCCGTGATGCGGCGCGGGAAGCCGGCAAGATCCCGGTGCTCAGTGACCAATACGACAATGCTTCGTGCATGGCAGCCGTCGCAAACGATTATCTTCGCGCCGCGATCGGTTGGGGATCCTTCGGGGGTGTGGCCGAAACCGTGATGATTTGGCGTGAGAATGACGCATGGTTGCGCGGCATGGTCGATTGGATGCGTGACGACATGAGCATCGTGCTCGATTACAAGACGACCTCGGCCAGCGCGCGGCCGGAGGATATCGTGCGCAGCCTGTTCGACCTCAACTACCATCTAAAAGCCGCTTTCTACGAGCGCGGTCTCAATGTGTTGGACCCGCCAGGTATCGGCCGCCGCAAGTTCCTGTTGCTCTTTCAGGAAATTGATCCGCCATACGAATGCTCGCTGATCCAGATGTCGGAGAACGCCCTCACCATCGGCCGCAAGCAGGCGACCTACGCGATCCGTCTCTGGCAGCGATGCATCGCCACCGGCGACTGGCCGGGCTATGGCATTTCGGCCTTCGCCGCCCTGCCGCCGCCGTGGATCGAGCAACGCTGGCTGGAACGCGAAATGACGGACCCGTTCGCGACCGGCGAAACCTATCCCGGCGAAATGTCGCCAGTCATCCCTCTTCACGGAAAAAAAGGATTTTGAACCATGACTGTACTTACACTATGAACACCATTCCCCGCATTTTCGAAGACAAGCCAGCCGAACGCGAGAAGGTTCCATTGCTGATCGGGCTCATGGGCCCGTCCGGTTCCGGCAAGACTTATTCGGCACTTCGCCTCGCCTCAGGTATCCAGCAGGCGACGCATGGCGACATCTATTTCATCGACACCGAGGCCCGACGCGGCCTGCACTATGCCGACCACTTCAAGTTTCGCCACATGGAATTCGGCGCGCCGTTTGGCAGCCTCGATTATCTCTCGGCCATCACCCACTGCGTCAAGAAGGGCGCGGGCGTGGTGATCGTCGACTCGATGAGCCATGAACACGACGGGCCCGGCGGGGTTCTGGAACAGCACGAGCACGAGCTCGACCGCATGGCCGGACAGGATTACGGCAAGCGCAACAGCATGAACCTCATCGCCTGGGCGAAGCCCAAAGCGGCGCGGCGCCAGCTGATCTCAGGCCTGCTGCAACTCAACTGCAATTTCATCTTCTGCTTCCGCGCCAAGGAGAAGGCCAAGCCGGTCAAGAAAGACGGCAAGATCGTCATCGAGAACCAGGGCTGGATGCCGATTGCCGGCGAGGAATTCGTCTATGAGCAAACCATCAACTGCCTGCTGCTGCCGGGCTCAAACGGTGTGCCGACGTGGCGCAGCGATGAACCCGGCGAGCGCGCCATGATGAAACTGCCGGAGCAATTCAAGGATTTCTTTGGCGACGGTCAACGCCTCGACGAATATATTGGCAGGCGAATGGCGGAATGGGCGTGTGGCGGAAGCCGAGAATTGGATACTTCGATCATGGAGCGAGCCAGGCAGGCCGCCAGCGGCGGCACGGATGCGTTCAACAGGTGGTGGAAAGATGCCACGCAGGCCGAACGCGCCAAAGCGAAGGACATCAGCGTCGAACTGAAGCAGCTTCGCGATGCCGCCGATGCCGGTCACGTCGACAAGGAAACCGCCGCGGCGGCGGAGAAGGCCAGGGGAGAGGCCCCGGCGGCGGCTGACGCTGCCGGTTCCCCTGCGCCGAACGCCGAGCAGCGGGACGACAAGCCGCAAGAGGACACATCAATGAGTTCGGCGCCAACCAGCGACGGCGCCGGAACGGCCGAGGCATCTCCTGAGCCCCAGATGGAAACGGCAATCATGCCGGATGCCTCGGCCACCGACTTTTCCGCAGCCGATGCGATGGAACAGGGCCGCGAACAGCGGCGGCAGAACCGGCCGCGCCGGGCGCCATCGGAATGGACTGACGGCGCATGGATCGACGCCTTCCTGGCTGGCTGGGATGAGGCCGACGAAGAGATGGGGGCGAAGAAGGGCTGACGATCATGGAAAATACACACGCGGCAATCAAAGCGATCTATGGCCATGAACCGATGCGGGAAGGCGAATATCCAGCGGCCTACCAAATCGGCAGTGATATCGGCGGCGTTGGCAAGATCTCATCGATAACGCAGCGCACCGATAATTACGGCGACCATGGCCTTGCTTGGTTCGACGTTCATGTCGGCGACAAGATTGCCGTCAGCATCAGCGCCAGAGCTGTCGCGGAGATTCACTACAACACATAAGGAAGGCTCTTCACTCATGACCACCATCACCGACATCCGCGCCCGGGTCAATGCCGTCGAGACCCGCATCGTTGACGAGATCGCCTTCAACGCCGCCACCGTCAAGGCCATGCTCGAACTCATCGCCACCACCCGCGCCACCATGAACGAGGGCCTCGACGCCCTGGCCCGCGAAGTCGGGGCGGCGGCCGACGAGCGCGAGCGCGCCATGCGCGACATCATCGGCAGCCCCGCAATATCGGCCCTCCGGCTGGCGGCGGAGTGACATGCCGGCATATCGCAGCAGCGCCGAGGGTGAGATTCGGGACGCGGTTATCGAGCATCTCCGCCAACACAGGCCAGGGTGCCGCGTGATCCATGAAATAAATGGGAATTATATACTTGACTCCCTAGGCCGTTCAGGGTAGTAATCTACTACACCATGAGAGGCGCAAATGAGCCGTTCGACCATTTCGACCTACCAAGTCTTCAAGATGTTTCCGGACGAAGCGGCTGCCCGCGCATATCTCGAAAATCGCCGGTGGCCGAACGGCGCGATTTGCCCGGATTGCGGAGAGGCGTCGCGCATCACCCCTCGGAAGGAAGGCTTCTATCGCTGCAACGCCTGCAAGACGGATTTCACGGTCAGGACCGGGACGATTTTTGAGCGGTCGCATATTCCCCTGCACAAGTGGGTCTATGCGATGTACCTCTTGATGACCGCCCGCAAGGGCATCTCCAGCCTGCAACTCGGCAAGGAAATCGGCGTGACGCAGAAATCTGCATGGTTCATGCTGCAACGCATCCGCGAAGCCTGCGGAAACGATCCGAGCGTGTTGAGCGGCATCGTGGAAATTGACGAGACCTACGTCGGCGGCAAGGAGAAGAACAGACACAATAACAAGAAGCTCCGCTCCGGGCGCGGTACGGTAGGCAAGACGCCAATCCTTGGCATGCGCGAGCGCGGCGGGCGAACGAAGGCGAAGCCGATTGAGCGCACTGACGCGGAGAGCCTGCAATCGGAAATCCGCATAAGCGTGAAGCCCGGCGCGTCGGTTCACACCGACGAGCATCGCGGCTACAAGGGTCTGCATGACGCCTATGCGCACGAAACGGTTGATCACACGGCCAAGGAGTACGTTCGCGGCCATGTGACGACGAATGGCATTGAAAGCGTGTGGGCCGTCTTGAAGCGCGGCCTCCATGGCGTCTACCATCACGCCAGCGACAAGCACCTTGCCCGCTATGTCAACGAATTTACCTTCCGTTTGAACGACGGTGACGTTAAGAGGCATACTCTAGAGAGGCTGGCGAGTCTCGTTTCGGCATCGTTCGGGCCTCGCATCACGTACAAGGCGCTGACCGAGTAGAGGGTGTTATGGCTGACGGCCAAGAGGCATTGAACCGGATCACCGATGCCGTCTTCGCCTACAAGCGGGACGCGAAAGTTGCTGTCCGCAAGTCAGACACGCTGGCGCAGGCCGATTTCAATTTCTACGAGTTCTTCGCCGGGGGCGGCATGGCCCGCGCGGGCCTTGGTCTGCGGTGGCAATGCATCTTCGCCAACGATTTCGACATCAAGAAGAGCGTCACCTACAATGACAACTGGGGCGCGGGCATCATGCTCACGAAGGACGTGGGCAAGGTCGAGCCGAAAGAAGTGCCCGGCAAGGCCGACCTGATATGGGCATCGTTCCCGTGCCAAGACCTGTCGCTCGCCGGGATGGGAGCTGGCCTAAAGGGCAATCGATCTGGCACCTTCTGGCCGTTCTGGAACTTGGTCCGCCGCCTCATTGAACTCAAGCGCGGCCCGAAATTGGTTGTTCTGGAAAACGTCTACGGCACGCTGACCTCCCATGGGGGGAAGGACTTCACGGCCATCGCCGATGCATTGGCCGAGTCGGGCTTCAAGTTCGGCGCGATGGTGATCGACGCTGTCGAGTTTGTGCCGCAGTCGCGGCCCCGGCTGTTCATCGTGGCGGCGGCGAAGGGAGTTGCCTTGCCGCCGAACGTCCTTAGCCCGGAAGCGACCCTCCATTGGCATCCCAAGGCCCTGCAAGCGGCTCGCCTGCAATTGAAGGGCAAGGCGAAAGATCAATGGGTGTGGTGGAAGCTGCCAGCGCCGCCGCGCCGCAACACAAAGTTTGCCGATCTCGTCGAGGAAAATCCGTCGAGCGTCTCTTGGCATACCCCTCAGGAGACTGCGAAGCTGCTGTCCATGATGAGCGGCATCAACCGCGAAAAGGTCGAAGCGGCCAAGAAGTCGGGCCAACTCTTGGTCGGCACGGTCTACAAGCGGACCCGACTGGACGACAAAGACGAAAAGGTCCAAAGGGCGGAAGTCCGCTTTGACGACGTGGCGGGCTGTCTTCGCACCTCCAGCGGCGGCTCCAGCCGTCAGTCGATCCTAATCGTAAAGGGTGATGAAATCCGGTCACGCCTCTTGTCGAGCCGGGAAGCGGCGCGGCTCATGGGGCTGCCAGACGAATACAAGTTGCCCAAGAGTTACAATGAGGCGTACCATTTGGCCGGGGACGGGCTAGTCGTGCCAGTCGTCCGGTATCTGGCGGAGCACCTGCTGGAGCCTGTGTTGGAGCATAACAAGCCAGCGGACGCCAATGTCAGCAGTCGTGCCGTGCGAGCGGAACACTAACCTAGGACAGCAAATCGAGGAATTTGCTGAGGTCCTAAAAACCGCAACGCACACTTTGGGAAGCCACGGCCTCACGGAAGCCGAGTTCTATGAAAGCGGGATTCTAGAAGGGGCGATCCAGCGCATTCGAGGCCAATACTCCGCCACTATGCAGGCGAAGCGCGATTTCGTGGCGCGGGTGCTCAACCACATGCAGGATGCTGGCTATGTGGCCGATTGGGAGTCTTCAGGCGCAGCCAATCGGCACGACTATTCTATTCGAATGCAAAATGGTCGGATGACTGTCATAGAACTGAAAGGCTGCTTGGACGGCAACAACACGAACATTTTTGAGCGGCCATCACATGCCCAGGAATTTGTGATCTGGAGCGTTTGCACGAACGCCGCCGCCGATCCTAGGCACAATGTATGGTCGGGCATTCACGCGCGGCTGAGCGCTGAGGTGATCGAAAACGAAAAGCAAGTTGACGGACTCATAGTCTGGGATTGGCTTTGCGGCGGCCGTCTTCGGCCTTGCCCGAAGCTTAGGCGGCTCCCCGAGGGGGAGCGCCTCGTCGTTTTAGGCCAGCATCGTCTGCCGCCACCCTGCATCTATCTGTTCCCCCGCACAGTCCCAAGCGTCCGGAATAACCCCAATCCCGAACCGCATCGCTTGGAAGACGTGACGTTCCTGCATGCCATGAACGAATGTTTTGGCGGATTTTTCGACGAAGTGAACCGCGTCCGCTTCGCGGTGGCACATCAAGGCATCGAAACCGTGCGCACAACCTCTGTGGAGCGGGCGGGTATCGTCGAAAAAACATCTCGCCCAACAGCCATCAGACGCCGATGACCGATCCTGTCCGCAGCCGCATCATGCGCGCCATCAAGAGCCGGGACACGAAACCGGAAATGGCCGTGCGACGCACTGCCCATGCGATGGGTTTCCGCTATAGGCTGCACCGCGCCGACTTACCCGGAAGTCCGGACCTCGTATTCCCGTCCCGACGCGCCGTTGTCTTCGTCCATGGCTGCTTCTGGCACGGTCACGGATGCAAGCGAGGCAGCCGCACGCCAAAGACAAACAAGAACTATTGGACGGCGAAGATTGCACGGAATCGGCAGCGAGACCGCGATGCCGTCGCGAACCTTCGAAGTCAGGGATGGAGAGTGCTTGTTCTGTGGGAATGCCAACTTTCCGACACGAATGCTCTTGAAGCGGCAGTGGCCCGATTTCTAGGCTAGGGAGTCAAGTATATAATTCCCCTAGCTTATAATCGGTCGCCTTAATTGTCGCCTCCGGGAGGGGTCTGGACGTCTTTGCCCAACACTTTCAGCACGGAATTTGTCATGTCGTCTGCACCTTGGCTGCAATCCTCCCAACAACTGGAAATGCTTGCCCCTGACGGTAAGTGAACAACGACAAGCGCCCCTGAATGAGGACCACATGCGGGTGCGTTCAGTGGGATATATGGCGATCCGGCCCATGTGTCGGCAAGATCAACGTCGCGCGGTTCCTCATCTTTTGCGTC